GGTATTTTCACCACCGACTAAGCCCACCATATCTATCTGGGCTTTTATCTGTGCCTCGTATTCTGTGTTAGCGCGGACAATAACTTCACGAGTTGTCGTCGCTTCTACCTTAACTTCCCAAGTTCTTTCAGTCACGGCTCATCTCCAATCCCATCAAACCCATAACTTCAACAGTCAAACCATCAATTATCTCGTAGACATCGTTGACATCCCAATACTCGAATGGTGCCCAATGATTGTCACTAAAGAATTGATCTAACTTTTCTTCGTTCCATGTATCCCAATCATTAGGTAAGCGGTCAGCTAAAAAGTGTGCCGACATACAAGCAAATATCTCTGTATGTTTAGCTGCGTACTCTGCGTGGGTTAGTTTAGTAGCCATCTTTTCTCTCCTTGTTGGCTGTTGATTAATAACCAATATCGGAAACAAAATAGGGTGTCAACTAAAAAAGTGGATTGGGTTCGAAGGACAGAAAGTTGATGTTAATATTACAACGCAGATGAACGTCTGTTGCCGTTGAACTGTTGTGCGGTATGTTACCATCAAAGATCAAAGCCCTATTTGCCTTGCTTTCTATCACTGTATCTTTAGCTATTCTAGTATAGCCGTCATTGTCATTGACATAAAACAACATTACCTTGTGCTTTATATTCGAATCGACATGGACACCGTGTTCGTATACTTCTGATGTTTGAGGAAACCAATTCACTCTTGCTGTCAAGGGCGTAACATAGTTTAGCTTGTTTAAGAGAGGATAGCATAGTGTTTCGTACAAATCTGATTCTGGCGAATCTAGCTTATATAGACTATGATAAAAGTAAAAACCGTCATGCCTTGTTTTGTGCTTGTTAGATACTTGAGGATTGTATCTCATAGGAACGCTGCCATCCAGAAGCACATTGTAGGCTTCAAACTCTTTGTCTAAAAGAAAGTTATCTACTATTTTGTAGCTACCTTCTGGCGGCGTATCTAACAGGTTGAATTGCCTAGCGTCAAGTACGTCTAGACTGACAAAATCTGTAATATATTCTTGTTCCATATCTCACTCCTATTAAAAAGAAACGAGGCCGGATACAGACACCGACCTCGCTCCCAACCAACCAAAGGAAACAACAAAGGGTAACCAGCCCTTTGCGTTACACTGTGTTATGCTACTTCGTACAGTGTCCCTAGTTTTACCACGACATTTTGGTGTTCGTCAAGCCACTTTTTGCAATCAAACCGACTTTTTGCAATAAAAATTGGAATGTGTCGCAAATAATCTACACAAGCTTTCTTTTTAACGAGGTCACGATCAGTTTCCCCGATGCGAACAGACGACACCGGAACACATAGCATCCACATCTTGTCGCTGCGTTCGATTACTTCTGCTTCAAGTTTTTTAGTTTTCATCATCTTCCTCATAAGCTTCGATGTAGATATCAACAGATTCCCTTATCAGGTCTGCAACAGATACTTGTTCATAAGCTGACTTTTGCATAACAGTAGCTATTTTAGCTAACTTATCATACTGTTCGACTTTCAACATAATGTTATATTGTTTAGTCGGTTCCAAAATCTTGTTTGGTCTTGGCATTCCGAAGTTCCTTTTCAGATAGTTTATCTTTCTTAGATTTCTTTTTATTAGGGATAACTTTCTTATTATACTTATTATCCCTTAATAGTTTAGCTATAGGATTTATTTTATTAGTAATATTCATTTAGGTTTCTCCCATAGGGGATGGTTAATAGATAAGTAGCATGGCCTGTCAAGCACTGTCAATCATAAAAATGCAGTTGACATAGTTTTTTCTAGGTGGTAGTTGTCGGTTATTAGTTTGTAACTAGACAAAGGAAACCGACATGAAATCACCCAGTTGGTTACAAGGGTATGTAGAGTCGCTTGACATTCAGCCGATGGGTCGGTATCGATCCGACTGTCCGGTGTGTGGCAAGAAGAATACCTTTAGCGTAAACGATGACGGAATGCAACGTCTTTGGTTCTGTTTTCACGCTGACTGTAATGTGTCAGGACGGACAGGAATATCCCTGACACGCGACTTTGCAAAGCTTGCAATGAAGAAGCAAGAGCAAAAAATTTCAAAGGACACGCTGACAAAATTTGAGTTGCCTAATACTTTTGTTAGCCTTTCTCGTAACTTAGACGCCGAACTTTATGTAAAGTCTGTGAATGCGTATGATGCCTACCTGTCGGGTAGGGCTGACATTCGCTATGATTTTAAGCGTAACAGAGTGGCGTATGTAGTTAAAAACGGAAACAACGTTGTCGATGCTGCCGGACGAGCCATCGATGGACGCAACCCGAAGTGGTATCGATATGGAAATTCTAGCTTACCTTTTTATTGTGGCTCCAGTAGTACGGCTATTGTCCTCGAAGATTGCGCCAGTGCTTGTTCAGTTTCTGCACTAGCGACAGGGGTTGCCTTGTTAGGTACAAATCTGCTAGAACCACATATAGAAATGTTGCGTAAGTATGAGCGTGTATTTGTTGCGCTTGACAAAGACGCGACTGACAAAGCCGTTAGCATGGTAAAGGTACTGTGCCGACAAGTTCCAACCAAACTCATGGTCTTGAGCCGTGATTTAAAAAACTTAACAAAGGAAGAACTAGATGACTTCTTACGATCCCACATCGATTGATCGACAGATACTTGGCTTCTGTCTCAATGCCGACTTCTTTAGTCGTGTAAAGAACATTGTTGACAGGTCGATGTTTGAAAAAGAGATGCGTGACATATTTGACACGTTGACATACTCTCACACTAAGTACGGAAAAGACTTAACTATCAACGAGTTAGCTAGTCTGTTCAATGACCGTAACCCCGCTATGCCAGAAGTTGCGCGTAACAAGGTACACGACACCATCGCACGTTTAGATGTTGGCAACGCTGACAACCACGACTTGCACCTAGACTTGGTACATAACTTCTGGTTGCGTGATCGTGCGCGGGTCATTGGTGAGAAGGCAATCGAAATCTTTACTGGAGACAGCGAGGAGTTCGGTGAATTACGCCGCCTGATCGAAACAGTAGAAGATGGTCGCATCAGTGACAAGACAACCTACACTAAGGTCGAGGATGACTTTGAGCAGTTGCTAGAAGATGAGGCTGGTGATCCAGACTTCCCTTTTATGTACGATCTGATCGGTGAGAATGTTAGCGGGTTAGATCGTGGTAACTTAGGCATCCTGTTTGCCAGACCAGAAGTAGGCAAGACAACCTTCTGTTGTTTCCTTGCAGCATCGTACGTCAAGCAAGGGTTCAAGGTAACTTACTGGGCTAACGAAGAGCCAGCCCCAAAGATTAAGCTGCGTATCATCCAGTCGTACTTTTCAATGACAAGGCAGGGCATGGTCGATAACAAAACCGACTTGGGTAGACGCTACCAAGAAGAGATAGCCCCGCTGCTCACCATCATGGATTCTGTTGGCACGTCGGTTGAAGAGATCGATGAGTACGCCAAGCTAAACAAACCTGACGTTATGTTCTGTGACCAGTTAGATAAGTTTCGTATCTCTGGAGAGTACAATCGCGGTGATGAACGCTTGAAGGAAACCTATGTGGTTGCTCGTGAGATCGCCAAACGAAACCGACTATTGATGTGGGCTGTCAGTCAGGCAAGCTACGAAGCACACGACAGACAGTGGATTGACTATTCGATGCTTGACAACTCGCGGACAGGCAAGGCAGGGGAAGCTGACATTATCATAGGTATTGGCAAGACAGGCTCAAGCGAGGTGGAGAACACTGTGCGTCACATCTGCATATCCAAGAACAAGCTAAACGGATGGCACGGTATGATCAACGGACAGATCGATATCGAACGTGGTGTGTACTATTGATGACGGTCAAGCCGCGCAGAAGGTACTGGCTCGACAAATACAAGTGTGGCAGGGGTTGTGAGATTTGTGGATATAACGAACAGCCTGTTGCTTTACACTTTGATCACAAGTACCCTAGCGAAAAGAGACGAGCCATAGCGCACATGATGGATTACAAACTAACTAACTTGATAAATGAAATCAGAAAGTGTAGAATCCTCTGTGCAAACTGTCACTATATTGAAACAGATAAGGAAAGAAGATGAGCAAGAAGAAAAGAGAAGTAGTAGACAGACACTTGGGATGTCCTAGTTGGCCTAACTGCGATTTAGCCCCTTTAGGTTGTATCCTAGAGATGGGTAGGGATGTAGAGTGGTATGGTTATAAAGACCCAAAACCAACTAAAAAGAAAGAAGAAGACGAATGAACATCCTAACCTTCGATGTGGAAACAACTCACATCCACAAGGATAGCGGCGGTACGACTGCCCTGCCTTACTTTGGAAACCGACTCGTTTCTATTGGCTACAAGTGGTTGGGTAAGACTGTCCACTATCACTGCTACTCCCACGCTGACAAGCCAGCCTACGACT